AGCGCCGACGTTCGCGCTGGGGCACAACGTGCTGGCTGCGGTGGTTGACGAGGCGGCATGGTTCCCGGTCGCCGATGGTGGACAACGGGAGCGCGTGTCCGAGCTCTATGACTGCTTGCGGGGGCGCACCCGCAGCCGGTTCCGCGAGCGCGGCCTACTCCTGATGATCTCCTCGCCGCGCACCGTTGACGACTTCTTCGATCGCCGACTAGTGACCGGCGACGGCGAGCCGGGCACGTTCGTCTCGCGCCAGGCGACCTGGGAGGTGCGCCCGAGCAGTGAGTACGGTGGCAGCGTGTTCGAGCATGACGGCTTGCTGGTGCCGGTAGAGCACCGTCGTGACTTCGAACTGAACCCCCAGCGCGCCCTGCGGGACCTGGGAGCGGTTGCCAGCCGTGCCCTCTACCCCTACTTGCTGGACACGGGCTCGCTTGTGTCCGCGATCCGCGCTGAGCAGCGGCACCCGATGAGGCCGGATGGGCGCCTCGAGCCATGGTTCATCGCCCCAGACCGCTCACCGCGCTACATCCACGTTGACCTCGGCCTGACGCGAGATGCGTGCGGGATCGCGATGGCGACGTGCGTGGCGAGCGATGACCCGCAGGCACCGCAAAGGGTGGTGGTGGAGCTGATGCACCGCATCGAGGCGCCGCGTGGGGGTGAGATCAGCCTGAGCGCACCCCGCGAACTGATCATGGCGCTGCGGGAGCGCGGGTTCAGCATCGCCCAAGTGAGCTACGACGGCTGGCAGAGCGCCGACAGCCGCCAGTGGCTGGCGAGGAGAGGCATCCAGACGACTACGGTCTCAGTGGACCGCACGATGGAGGCCTATGAGACCCTCAAGGAGCTGCTGCTTGACGGGCGGTTGTGGGTCTACGAGTACGCACCGTTTATGACGGAGATGCAGCGCCTGGAGGTGGTACACGGAACGAAGGTGGACCACCCGGCGGGGGGGAGCAAAGACGTGACGGACGCGGTGGCGGGGGCCGTCAGCGAAGCAGTGCGGCACTGTGGTCGGGTAGGTCTCCGAGCGCAGGTCATCTAGGGGCAGCGAACTCGGGCCCGGTACGGGCACAGCGCGGAGGGACAACAAGGATGCAGGCGACCCTTGCGAAGGCACACATCCTGGGCGGCCAGCCTGACGTGGGAACGACCCGGCAGCTCCCAGAGACACCGTGGTCAGGGCTCTACGCCGATGGGGCTGTCGTCGAGCCACCGTTTGACCTCGATTCCCTGGCGGCCCTGTACGAGACGAATGCGGCCCACAAGGCCTGCGTTGACGCCAAGGTGACAAACATCGTCGGCCTAGGCTTCAGGTTCGAGAACAGGGGGGGGGACGAGGCCTCCCTGGAGGAGCTGCAGGGTCTCTTCGACAACTGCAATCCTGACATGACGTTCACGGAGGTCATGCGCGGGGTCTGGACCGACGTCGAGTGCGTGGGCAACGGCTACCTGGAGGTCACACGTGACCACGGAGGACAGCCCAACGGGTTCTTCCACGTTCCCGCGACCACAGTCCGGGCGTCCGCCGACAAGCGAACATACGTGCAGATACGAGCCGAGAAACGCCAGTGGTTCCGTTCGCTGGGTACCCCGCCGGTGGACGGGCTGGACGACTGCACTGAGCTCGTGCACTTTACGAAGTACACACCGCAGTCCAGCTACTACGGCGTCCCAGACATCGTCGCGGCCCTGGCGGGGGTGGCGGGCGACAAGGCGGCGCGGGACTACAACCTCGATTTCTTTGAGCACAACGCAGTACCCCGCATGGCCATCATCGTCGAGGGCGGCCAGTTGTCCGGCGAGCTGATTGCGCAGATCCAGCAGTTCATGGAGCGGGAGATCCGTGGCCAGGGGCACAAGACGCTGCTCCTGGACGTTCCCGGCGGCGATGTGCGGGTACGGCTGGAGCCGCTGACGGTAGGGGCTTCTGAGGACGCAGCGTTCCTGGAGTACCGTCGCGCCAACCGCGACGAGATCATGATGGTGCACCGGGTGCCGCCGAGCAAGGTGACCGTGGTCGAGAACTCCAACCTGGCGAACAGCGAGGGACAGGACAAGACGTTCCGCGAACAGGTCGTGCGGCCGGAGCAGCGACGGATCGAGCACCGGCTGAACAAGCTGGTTCGCGAGCACGTGGAGGTGACCGGCTGGGACTTCCGCTTCCGCGAGATGGACCTGGGGGAGGAGCGCGACAACGCGGAGATCGCCCGGCTGTACTCCGAGATGGGCGTCTGGGACGCCGACGAGATCCGGGGGAAGCTGGGGCTCTCGCCACGCGCGGTGCAGGTCTAGTCTGCGGGGCAGCGGGATCGGGGGCGCGACATGCCGAGACATACCCATCGGAGGTGAGTGCGTGGAGGGCGAAGCTGCATCTGCGCGCAGTGGCACCGACAGTGAGTTCGAGGTACGGCTTCCGCTTGCCAAGACGTGGCGGGACGACGAGGGCGGACTGTGGGTCGAGGGCGTGGCGTCGTCGACGTGTGTGGACAGGCAGTCGGAGCGCATGAGCGTGGCCGCCATAGAGCGCATGTCCATGTCGGCGGGGCTCAGACTGCTGCCGAACCACAGGGCGGCCCCGGTTCGCGGGCTGGGGGCGATCGAGGAGTGCTGGGCGGACAACGACGAGTTCCGCGTCCGCGGACGTCTAGACGAGAGCAACCCCGAGGCCCGCCGGCTGTATGAGCGCCTGAAGCGAGGCCGGAGATACGGCCTGAGCGTGGGCGGGCGGGTCAGGGCGGCGCACTGGGAGTGCGACCCGGTGAGCGAGAGGAAGGTGCGCGTGATCGATGAAGTGGCACTGGATCACATCGCCCTGTGCAAGCTGTCCGAGGCAGCCAACCCGAACACGTATCTGAGTGTGATGGGGCGGGCTGCCGGCGCCTTGGGTGGAGGCGATCCGAGCGACGACGAGGCGACCGCCTCCACAGAGGCACCGCAGTGCGTATGCGTTGCGACAGGCGGCGAGGCCGCCCCGCCGCGCGCAGGGGGCCTGGACGTCGTCTCCAGCATGGGCCGGTTCCTCGCGGGCCTGGCCAGCGTCCTTCGGCCGCCGATGGTGAACGGCACTGCAGATCCTGACGGCCGCCCGGGTGCCGAGACCGAGTTGTCCGGGCGGCTCGACGAACTGTGTCAGGAGGTCTCGGCCCTGATGCGCGAGGTTGAGGGGCTGGGGGACATGGTGGGGAAGTCCGTAGTGGCTTGCCCGCGGCCGGAAGCGCCTCGGACCATAGGGGTCCAGCGCAGCCTGGCAGGACAAGAACGCACGATGGCTCGTGAGGGCCACATCTGGAAGGGAGTGTTGTGAACTGACGACCGATGAGCTGCTGCAGAAGGCCGTGGACACCACCGATCTAGAGGCAGGCGGCATCCTTGGCGCCGAGCAGAGCCGGCGGTTCATTGACCTGGTGGCGGACCAGTCGGTGATGCTGCGGGAGGCGCGCGTGGTTCGCATGCGGTCCGCCGTGACCGAGCTGGACACCATCTCCACCAACGGCCGGGTGAGCCGCCTGAAGTCCGAGGGCGTCGCTCCCGACAGCCTCAGCGAGCCGGCCTTCTCGAAGGTCACGCTGCGGGCGGTGGACGTGATCACTCCGTTCGAGTTGACCTTCGAGGCGCTTGAAGACAGCATCGAGGGCGGCGATCTGGAGAGCACCATCATCGCGGCGATGGCCAAGCAGACCTCCACTGACCTGGAGGAGCTGGCGATCCAGGGCGACACCGACTCCACTGACGCGTTCCTGTGCGGCCTCGATGGCTGGCGCGTCCTGGCCGGCGACGGCCATGCTGTGGATATGGAAGGGGCCATGCTGGGGAAGAACGCCCTGGCGGCGATGTACAAGGCCCTGCCCGACAAGTACAAGCGTGCACACGGCGACTTGCGGTTCTTCTTCGCCCCCGCGTGCGCGCAGGACTGGCACGACAGCTTCGCCGACCGGCCGACGTCTGCCGGTGACGCGGCGCTGCAGAGCGCGCAGACCCCGCCGTACATGGGGATCCCGGTGATCCCCGCCGCTGCTGTGCCGACGGACCTGGCGGGCATCGGCGAGACCACGGGCACTGACCTGTCGTACGGCTTCCTGACCCCGCGTGACAACCTGGTCTTCGGGATCCACCGGGAGATCCGCGTGGACAAGGACCGCGACATCATGCGAGGCGTGAACATCTACGCCATCACCACACGGGTGGCGGTCGAGTTCGAGAACGACGACGCTGTGGTCGTGGCCGTGAACGTCGGGCGCAGCGCCTAGACGCTGAGTGACCGGGCTCTGGTCCCCCCGGGGGCACAGAGCGCCCACCCTTCCCGCGGGACCTGCGCGCCCTGGGCCCTGACGGACCCGGCCGCGGGCACCCGTGGGGAGGCGGGGGACCCTACGGGGCGTTGAGGGCGGTGACACGCCGGGCGATGGACGAGACACTGACCGGCCGGTGAGTGGGGTGCGCGGACGAGATCGTGGGGCGCAGAGCCCGGACGGTCCGGGTCTCACGGAGGGGAAAGGTGCATGCCGATGGCGCGCAGACAGTTCCTGTGGATCGACCCGCGGGGGGCCGGGCTGAACTACCTTGCGCAGGGCAACGTCAGCATCGGGGCTGGCAGCAAGGGCACTCTGGCCATCTGGCAGTGGCCATTGGCGAGGCATGACAACTACGACCTGTGCTGGCGCGTCGAGGTGGATGCAAGCAACTACGTGCGCCAGTACCAAGGGCGGAGCCTCCAGGTGTGCTCACAGGGGGTGAGCAAGTACGCCCTGGTGGACAGGTACACGTCGGTGTACCGGTGGGACCACCTGGTGTACACGTGGGACTTCACGACGGCCGGTGCAGGTGTGATCAGGGCCTACTGGAACGGCGCGTTGGTGGGCACGCCAGTGACGGGTGTGAGTGCGCCCGCAGGCACTGCTACCAAGCTGTACCTAGGGCCGCTGTTCTCACAGGACACGCGCGGCGCATCGTGCGTCTACTCTCTGGCGGTCTGGAACGGCGTGACCGAGGCGGCGGCGATCTCAGCGCTGTACGCTGAGGGGCACAGACACCGGGTCGTGGCAGGGGACGGGCTGGGAGCGCTGACGCTCTACTCGAGCTTCGATGGGCGCTACAGCGCGGAAGTGGCTGGGGGAGATACCGCCCTGCGAGTCGACGGCGCTGCGGACCGGTATGCCCTCGTGGACGACGGTTGCCGCACGCGGGCGCGGCGGACGTTCCTGTTGGGGCTCCCACGCCACGACCTGACCACTGATGACCGGGTGCCTCTCTCAGTGGCTTGCCCGGTGACGGTGGACTACGGGCGGAGCGCGTTCGCGCAGGACACGAACCACGCGACGTACTCCGACCTGAGGGTGCTGGCGGGCTACACTGCAGACCGGCGGGTGGGCGCGGCAATCGGCGGCCGTCCGGTTCTGGATGGCGAGGGCATCGTGGCGCCGGCAACGTACCGCCAGCGCGTGCACGTCCCCAACGACGACAACCCCAAGGGGCGGACGATCCGCCTGGGGCCGGTGGACTACCTGCACTACCCGACCAAGGCTGCGGACGTGTTCGACCAGTGGGGCAGCGGCCGATCCATGGGAGTGCTGGACTCACCAGGCAACACCGCAGTCCAGTTCGTTACCAACCTGGATGACCGCTACGACTCCGGCTACTGGATCGGGGCCGACTTGACGATGCTGACCGGCAACTGCGCCGGGCGTCGGCTGCGCGTTGCCGGGTATGACAAGACCACGAAGGCCATCACGCTGGAGACCGCCCTGCCTGCCACGCCGAGCGCAGGCAGTGTGGCGGTAGTGGACTTCCGGGCCAGACTCCAGGGGTGCCGATCGTGGGGTTCGTCGACCCACGGGCAGCGGCTGGCCGTGATGAGCGCTGATGCATGGCTGTGGGAGTTCCACGCGGGGGCTCAGCTCTTCACGGAGCTGGAGTGGCAGTTCAGCGCGACCGGCAACGGCGACCTCAACGTGCCGAACATGCTGCGGTATGACCGGGGCCGGACCGTGCTGATGGATGGGGCCAACCATTCCGTCTACGAGAACAGCGCTGCCTACGGCAAGCCCTCGAAGTGGGAGGACAACACGCTCGCGTGCCGGATCTTGCTGGAGCGCGTTGAGATCGATGGTCCCACCACGTACCAGCGCCTGACGCGTTCGGCCGGCGGCGCCGGCCCGGACTACGCCGACAACTTCATGCTCACGGCCGCCGACGGTGAGAGCACGAAGGTCTGGCGGAAGAGCAACTGCCAGCGAGCGAAGACGCGCCCGGCCAAGTGCGCCACACCCAGTCTCGCACGGGCGGACCTTCAGGCGGCGGGGACGTGGCGCCAAACCGCCATCGGGCTCCCGGTCCCGGTCGAGTACGACGACGCCGCCGGGCAGGTGATCGCTGCCCTCACCGGCGCAGATGCGCAGGGAGTGCAGCGGGTCGGCTACATCCGGGGTCGGTGGGACAGCGGTCTGGGCCGCCTGCAGTGGGAGGACGAGACGGCCCCAGGCGGCAGGGCGAACCCGTTCATCGCGCTGTCAGACCTGCGCACGGCGGCCAACAGGGACGCGGCAGTGAACTACAGCAGCGTGACCGCGATCCTGCAGAACAGCGACGGGACCTGGAGCCTTGTGTACGGCGCACAGCCTTCACACCCCGACCACTTCATGGCCTACATGCTGTGTGGCGCAAGCGACCGATGGTCGTTCTCGGCAACTGAGCACTGGTGGGCAGGCAACCCGATCGCCCCGATCACTGGGGGACCAGACGTCCTGTCACCGGATGCCAACGGCTCTGGGCAGTGGGCTAACCGCGATGCCGAGTGGCGCATCGTGGCGAACCCCTACGCTAGCGACCCGGCGGAGCGTTTCTGGGGCTACGCCCGGGGCAAGTCCGTGAACCACCGGGCCTACAACTACGGCGTCGACCTCCGCCCGCTGATCGGTGTACGAGGTGCGGATCTGCGGTCCATGGTCCCGCTGCCCCATGGCAACGCCGTGAGCCCGCTGGTGGGCCCACTGGTTCACGCCTGCGAGTGTGCAGTGCTCGGGCAGGCAGACAGCTTCGGCCTGTACACCGACACGGCACTCGCAGCGTCCAGCGGCATCTACTGCCACGTGAGTGAGGACGGCATCCACTTCCAGCAGTTCGCGGCCGACAGCGAGTGGATCCCGCGGAGCGAGCTGCCCGGGGAACCAACCCGCCTGAACCCAGGCAGGCCCTTCCGAGTGGGGGACCGGCGCATCTACTACTACGCGGGCACATCGTTTGTGAACTTCGCGTCGTGTCGCCTGGAGGGCGAGGCCTGGTACGAGCTGACGTCCACGGCAACGGCCGGCCTAGTGGAGACACCCGCGATGACCCGTCCAGCACTGGGCTGGGGGAGGCTGATGCTGAATGCCGCGCCTAACGGTGGGACGGTGACGGTGGAGGTGCTCAACGCAGACACGGACACTGTGATCACGGGGTTCGGTTCGAGCGAGTTCGCGGCGATGGGCGACTCCGTCGAGCACACGGCCCGTTGGGCGGGCGTTGGCCTGGATCACGTGACGGCAGTCTCCATCAGGCTGCGGTTCCGGATGAGCAGGCCGTCGGTCAGCGCCACGACGCCACGCGTGTACGCCTGGCGTGCGCAGGAGGCGGCCGGCCCCCTGCGGCCGTCAGCGGGCGACCTGCGGGTGCAGGGGTTGGAGGACCCAACGGGCATCATCGATCCGACGCCGGGGTTCGCATGGACCTACTCGGATGGCAACGAGTTCCCGCAGGCGGGCTTTCAGATCATCGTGTCATCAAGCCGCGAGAGCCTGGATGCCAACCTTGGCGAC